AACGGGACGGTTCAGCGGGAACGTTGCCGCGTCGGCGTCGTCGCCGGTGCAGACCATCCCGATGATGGCCGTGCTGACGGTAGTAATGGTTCGGGTGCCTTCGTTAACTTCAATAACGCGCACGCCGTGATGAAAGTCCTGTGCCATGTAACGGATCTCCGGTTAAGGGGTTCCGCTATGGTGTAAGGAATGAGGCGCAGGCGCACCCTGCGGCCATTGTCTGGCGAATGACACAAAGAAAAAGGCCCGAAACGGGCCTCTGATTATGACGCGGGCTTTTCCGGCCAGCTGATATCCGGCGCGCTGGCCGTGTCGGTAGCCTGCACCTGCTGGATGTAGCGCATCCATGCCGTTAATTGCGCTTTGTCGTCAGCGCTGATGATGCCGAGCGCCAGCTGCGTCTGCCAGACCTGCGTCACGCTGCCCGCCTCGCTGATGCGGCTGTTTTTCTCGGCCTCTGCCGTTGCCACGGCGGCGCGCTGCTGTGCGGCGGTGTCCGTCACCCACGCCACGCCGCCCCATGTGTCAAAAGGGGTCAGGGGTTTTAGTAGCGTAGTCCCTGCCGGATAATCGCCGGGCAGCGTCACCAGCACAGGCTCACCGGTTGCGGTGTTGTAGATGGTTTCGCCGCGATGGTCAGCCACTTGCTGCCATTTGCCGCCCCTGAATATGCACACCTTACCGGCTGGCGCATCGGGCGGCGCGCTGTCAGTGGAGTGTGCCGGAATACCCAGCCCCTGCGCCAGATACTCATCGGATGCACCGGTAAACTCGCCGGTTTCGGGGTTGAAACTGAAAACGGTCAGCATCCCGGCTGTTACAGCCAGCCCGCTGTCGTCCAGGGTAATGTGCTTTTTAGCGGCCATTATGCAGCCCTCACGATGTAGTTAAATGCAATGTTGCGGGGGCGGGAATAGCCCAGATACTGCATACCGGTGCCGCCCCTGGCGGTGGCGTTCCACGTCGAAATGCCGCTGTCGGCGGTACTCCTTGCGCGGGGTGCGTCGCCGTTATTCTCTGTTGCGTCCCATCCCAGCAGGCCGATGTCGTTTACAGAAAACTGCACCACGCGGTCAACATTGGCGAGTGCCTCCTGTAACAGATAGGAGCCTTTCTGCCACGACAGCAGCTCACGCCCTGCATCTACGTTGCGTCCGCCGTCCCAGCCGCGAATAAATTCGCCGCGCAGGTCAGGCAGTTTCAGCGTCGGATAGGCTTTCGCCAGCTGCGGATAGGCGGTTGCGCTGAATGTTGCGCCGTTACACCGGAACCAGCCCACAGGCGGCGTTGCCAGCGGCCACGGCACCGGCACCCCGACCGGCAGCGCGGAGCCGCTACCCAGCCCGAGGTTGTTGAGAAAATCGGACACGCTGGCGATGTCGCTGCCGTTTTTCGCGATGTCCATTTTACCGGCCAGCCTGTTAAGCACCGTGGTGGAAAAATTCGCATCACCGCCCAGCGCGTCGGCCAGCTCTTTCAGCGTGTCCAGCGCTTCGGGCGCGCCGCCTGCCAGCGCGGCCAGTGCCGCCTGCACAAAGGCGGTGTTTGCCAGCTGCGTGTTGTTCGTGCCGGGTGCCGCCGTGGGCGTTTTCGGGGTGCCGGTCAGCGTCGGGCTGTTAACCGGCGCATACTGCGGGTGCGGGTTGCTCGCTTTCAGGTGTGTATCCATCAGGCCGTCGGCGTACTGGCGCACCTCCAGCGCTTTGTCATCCGCATACTGTCGCGTCGCCAGCACCACGGACGGGTCGATTTTAAGCGTAATCGCGTCGGTACTGTTTACAATCAGGACCATGCGCACCGTCTGCGTGCGCCCGCTGCCCTCCTGCAGCGCGGGCTTGTAGGTTTCCGGGGTGTTGCAGACCGCAATCAGCGTGCCGTCAGCGTCAAACAGGCCCATTTCCCTGATCCAGAAACCGCCCTCGGTTTCAGGGATGACCTGCTCGGCAATCACCTGGCTGGCGTTGGCCGGATCGATACTCAGCGTATTTATGGCCGCGCGTCGCTTTTCGCTAATCAGCGCTGTCTGGCTGGCGTTCGGCGTCGGCAGCGTGCCGCCCCCGTCGCCCACGGCCATCTGTGTGATGTTCAGTTTAGTACCGAGCGCGGCGGCATTGGCAATCTTCGCCGCGCCGAGGTTGGTCACTATGGCGTAATATTTCTGGCTCATGGTCTGATTTCCATCATGTCAGTAACGTGAACCGCCGCGCCGCTGTAAAGCCCGCCGCTGACGGAAATGTTTTCGGGGGTGTAGGGGTAAACGGTCATGGCGTCGCCGTCATAGCTGCCCGCCGCAATGCGGGTTCCGCCTGTGACCTGCAGGTTTATCGACATGCCTAGCAGATGACGGCTGCAGGGTCTGGCGTCGCTGATAAGGCGCTCAAGCTCCAGATAGGTTTCCTCGGTGATACCCTGATCCTGCACGCCGATATCCAGGCGAAACGTGCCGGGCGCTTCGCCGGTTTTCCACCATTCCAGCACGCGGATCAGGAAGCCGAACGGCTCCACCACGCGGCGCACGGCGCTGATGGTGCCTTTATGCTGATGAATGTAAAACGCATCCATCACCACGCGCCGCTTGACGCTTTCCGCCCAGGCTTCGTCCCAGCGGTCAACCGAAAATGACCAGGCAAGATAAGGCAAAAACCACACCGGACAGGCGGCAGGGTTCCACAGGTCGCGCAGCGGGACGTCCAGCCCGCTGATGCCGCTGCACGCCTCGGCTAGCCTGCGCTCAAGCGCCGAGGATGCAGGCGGTAACAGACTCTGGCTCATCATTTACCCCCGTTATCGCTGGCAACGCTGACCGCCACTGCCGTGCAGTTGCCCGCCTGCGTGCGGTCCAGAATAATGTCCTGCGCCGGTTCGGTGATTTCCACCCAGTCCACGCCCGCCACGCGCAGCACCGCCCCGTAAGACTCGCGCCGCACGCTGCGGCCCAGCTTTTTCTGGTCAGTCAGGTAAGCGGCCATTGCGGCCTGCGCCGCCTCCAGACACGGGGCGGCGGCCACGCCGTCGAACAGGTGCAGCGTGGCTTTTACCTGGTAGTTAAATATCGTTGCGGCCTGCACGGTCACGCGGTCAGCCACCGGGCGCACGCTTTCGGCGTTTAACGCGACGTTCACTGCATTCAGTAAATCGTCCGTTGCCGCCCCGCTGTTTTCGCGGCTCAGCACGGTAATCAGCACTTCCGCCGGTGCCGGACTCGTTGCAGACACGTCGGATACGCGCCCGTCGGCACTTTTGGCGTAAAACTCATACGCCGCCGTCGGCCCGGCCACGCTCAGCCCCTCAAACGCCCCCGGCACGCGCAGGCGTAAATCGTCGTCGGACTCCATGACTGCGGCAACCGGCGGCACGGCGTCAGGGTTGGCCGGGGTGATGGTCAGGCGCTTAACGTTGTTGTTGGCCGCCAGTTGATCCAGATCTGTGCCGAGCGCATAGGCCACCATAACCGCCTGCGCGGCCTCGTTGATGCGCTGGCGCAACAGGATTTCGCGGTAGATGTTTTCCTGCAGGCACTTGACCAGCGGATCGGACTCCAGCGCCAGCACGCTGCGCATGGCACCCTGCTGGTCTGACGGATACAGCGCAATCAGGCTTTCTTTTCGTTCGGCCAGCAGCGTTTCAAAGTCCGGCACCTCAATGACTTCCGGCGCGGGAAGCTGCGATAAGTCAATCACTGCCACGGTTCACCCCCGTTGGTATGGTCATTGCCAGCGGCGAGCCGTCGGCACGCTGTGCGTTTATCTCAACGGCCATTGAACCGTCATAGGCGGTTGTGAAATTTACTGAAAGCAGCCTGATGCGCGGCTCCCAGCGGCTCAGCGCGGTATAGGCTGCCGCCATGACCTGCATACGGGTGACGCCGTTCTGCGGCTGGTCGATGAGCGCGGAAAGCATGGAGCCGTATTCACGGCGCGCCAGGCGGCTGCCCTCCGGGGTCAGCAGAATGTCGCTGACGCTCTGGCGAATATGATCGATATCGGTAATCGCTTTGCCGGTGTCGCGGTTCATGCCGAGATACATCACGCCGGGCCTCCTGATGTGTCAGTACCGAACTTAACGCCGCCGTGTTTATGGGTATGCACCACGACGCCGTTAGAACTCATCGCGCCGCCGCTCTGTGTGACAGCGCCGTTAATGGCCGTTTCACTGTTGAGGGTTGTCTTGCTGGCCTCAACGCCGAAAGCCTCAGTTAACAGCTGAATGCCGTCCGCCGCTTCGATGCGCACGCTTTTGATGTTCTTTATCAGCAGCTGGCCGGTTGCCGGTTCGTACTGAAAAAATCCGCCGTCGCTATATTGTATGGTACTGCCGTTCTCTGAATAATCCGGCGGCGGGAATGTATCGGAATAGATGGCGGGCAGTGCAAAGGCGGTTTCAAGATTGCCGCCCATGCTCAGCAGCATGACCTGTTCGCCAACGGTAGGCTGCCACCACGTGCGCGTGTTACCGGCGCGCAGGGTGAGCCAGTTAATCCAGTTGGTTTCGAGGTCGCCCGTTTTCACCCGGCACAGCCAGTTAACCGGATCGACGTCGGACACGGTGCCGGTGCGGATCAGGTTGGTGATGAGGCGCATGATTTCGGTAAGTTTTTCATTCATGGTGTGAGATTGTCACTATGAAAGGTGGCAGGCACCTGCCCGCCATTGTCTGGTCAACTACACAAGGGGAATCAGTCGGCCAGCCAGCGAAAAAGAATATCGCTGATCGTGGTTTCCGTTTCCCCGTTTATACCCAGCAGTGGTCGCTCGGCGTATTTCACCGTAATGCCGCGTTTGCTCACACGGTCACGCAGGCCGTAATGGTGAACACGGGCCAGACGCTGCACGACAGGCACAAAAGCCACCTCTGCACTGTCGCCGGTTGCTTTTGCTTTCAGGTACTTTGCCGTTTTCAGCTTCACAAACATTTTTCGCTTGATACGCCCCGGCTTTGTCCTGGCCGATACGCGGCGCGGTTCCCACGCGCTGCCGTCTGGCGCTCGCTGCGCCGTCATGTTGCCCTGCTGAATCCGCCGCACGTCGCGTGCCACCTCGCGCAGCATCCTTTTGCGCTCTGCCGGTTCCAGCTTGGCCAGCAACGCATCCAGCCAGGCGTCAACTTCATGCAGATTATCCATGGCGCACCGTCCAGGCTTCCTCTGGCTCGTCCGGCTCCGGCACGGCTCTGACCTCTGTCACGCCGTTAATTTCCTCGGCGATAACTCGCTCTGACAGCTTTAAATTAATGCTGATGTCACAGGCACCGTTGCCGAGAATGTCCACCTCAAACGTACACAGATGCTCGCGCTCACTGGGGTTCTGCAGCGCATCGGGCTGGTTGGCGCGCAGCCAGTACATCACCGCCGCCATCAGCAGATTTTGATCGCCGCTAAAGTCCGTAACGATGATGTTAAGCGTGTAGCGGTATTCCCATGACAGTGAGGCGGCAGCAGTGCCTACTGACGTCCCTTTGTCCACAAACAGGTGAAACCTGTCAGGGTTTTGCTGCAGGTAAGGGATGGCGCTGTTAAGGGCCTCGCGTAAGGACTGCGGCTTGTTCATCGTCTTTTTCCTGGCAGGTTACTATGGTGTCCACCTTGTCGGCGCAGGCCGCCCAGGCGGTTTCTGTTTCATCCAGCAGGGCCAGCAGTTCGCCGTTAGTGCGCGCCGCTGACGGCCCCAGCTGGCACCGGGTGATTTTGGGACAACCACTGACGGTAAGATTCACCTCCGGTGATGGCCGGTCGCTGGCGCAGCCGGACAGCAGCATCAGGCAGAGGGGTATCAGACCAGCGGCGAAGGGCGTCATTTTCACGTTTCAGATCCTCAATCTGGCGCTGCCGCTGGCGCAGCAGTGCGTTGTTTTTCTCAGCCGCTGCATACAGCTGCGTCTGCGCATGGTTGCTGCTCTGCGCCAGGATGTTGACCGCCATCAGCTGGCTGTTTTTCTGGCTCAGCTTTTTATCCTTTGCGGCCAGCTCCGCCGCCTGCGTGCCGATAGTCCTGTTTGCGCGGTGCAGCTGCCACGACAGCAGCCCGGCAGTCACCAGCAGCACAACAAAGCAGGTCACCACAACGGCGCGCATCATGCTGCCGCCCCTTTCAGGCACCAGGTAAGTTCCCGACCGCGCCGGTTATCCAGCCCCTGATTAAATACGCCTTTTACGTACACCCAGCGCGGCAGCTGATAACAGGCATCGCGCCAGCGGCTGGCCTTAATGAGTTTCACCATCGTTGAGCCGCACACGTTGCCGGTGCCGACGTTAAACGCCAGCGACACCAGCGCGTCATAAACCTGCTGCGGCATGGTGACCGCCACGCAGCGCGCCAGTGCCGCCTCAACGCGTAACACATTGGTGATAAACGTCCCGGCGGCCTGCCGCTCGGTAATAATTTTGCCCGGCACGACGCCCTGCGTGTTGCCAATTCCGTCCGTCCACACGCCCGCATCACAAAGGTACGGTTTCAGGCGACAGCCCTCGTAATCGGCAATCAGTTTCAGCCCCTCAACCGAAGTATGCAGTTGCTGAAAGCCCGGCAGTGTGGCGGCGATGGCCAGCACCGCGCCGACGGCGCAGCGTTTAACGGTTTGCAGATTCATAATCCTCCCGTGTGATGCGCCCGCTTGCCAGCAGCTGGTAGGTTTTGTACTTGTAGTACCAGCTGATTAGCGCCATGCCGATGCCGATAATCAGCCCGGCCCACGTTGAAACGTCCTTAACCGATAAGTCGCCCAGCCATGCCATAAACACGGCCATCGACCAGGTGATAAACGTGCTGATTCTTTCCCACATGATTCAGTCCCATAGCTGCACGGTCTGCGCCGTGGCTGCGGGCGCAACGTCCGGCAGCTCGACCTCTAAACCGTGGGGTAAGGTGGGGCCGTATTCCGCCAGCCCCGGATTGGCCTGTAACACCCGCTCGGACAGCCCCTGCGTGCGCCCGTAGTGACGCCAGCACAGTGCGTCTACCGTGTCATACTGCTGCGCACGCACTTTCATCAGATAAGCTCGACGGTAATATGCGGCAGATCCTGCACGCGGCTGATGGCCCAGCGCGCATCGCGCCACAGATCACCGCTGGCATCGTCCAGCGTTTCGCCGCGCTTCGCGCCAGATGCGGTGGAGTCAAAGTCGCTGTATCGCTCGTTGAGTACCGCACGCGTCCAGCACCACACGGCGTTTTCATAGTGGTGCAGCCGCACGCTCTTTCCGGCCAGATGCTCAGCCGGTACGTCACCCAGTCCGTTATAACCGGCCACCTCCTGCCGTTCCCGCCACGGGTAAAG